CGTTCGGCCATTCCCGCAATCGTTTCTTTTCCACGGTAGTCCGCATCGGTAGGTTTCAAGGACATTATGTTCTTCTTCTTTAATATCCTGGCCGCCATGTCTCTCCAACGAATGCAAGTATCGTCTTGTTCGTAAATCGGCCCGGCTAAATACACCAACCTGGACTTAATCATGCAATGACCTCCGCTTGGGTGGTTGTCTTGCAAACCTTGACCGATTCAAGCTTAAGTTCGTTAAAGCAAAGGTTCTTTGCAATCTCCTTGAATAAATACAATGCGATGGATTCGGCAGTCGTTTGCTCAAGGAACTCGTTCAAGTATCTATGATCAAGCCTTTGAATTACTCGTCCAACAATTTCACGGAATTCTTGCTGATCCATTAGCCATCCGACTTCCGGGTCAGGTTCTCCGCTGATGGTCACAAATACACGATGCGAATGACCATGCAACTCTCCATACTCCTTGCGTTTGTTCCGTATCCTGTGAGCTGCCTCAAAGGTAAATTCTTCCGTTAGTTTTGTTTTCATTCAGTAACCTCCGCCACCCGTTGCTTGGAGACTTGATTCGCTTATGTATTCCGCACCGCTCACCATTAAGTAGCGCAGGCAGTCGATTTGATCTTTGAAGTGTTCGGCCCGACTCTGTCCCGAATACTCCATCATTGAAGTAATCAAGTTGTCGCAATGGTCGCTCACGAAGAGTTTAGGCGTATTGTCAACCGTCATGGGTTCGGTATCGTCCCAACTCAAGGCATCGTTTATTTTCGCAATACCCGCTTCGATATCCACACCAGGTGCGGCGCGGAATACGAATCCAAGGTTGCTCATCGTGTTGATAATATTCGACTCACCCTCTTTTGTCCGTACCGTGGCCGCACCCATTCGCGGGTCAACGATTCGCTCGAATATGTCCTCCCCGTCTTCCAAGTCCTCGAAGTGATTCTTGTAATCAATATAACCCCATCCCAATGGACGCTGACCGGGACCAGGTTTGCCCACGCTCTTTCCCGCTCCGTTTACGTGGGGCAACGCCCAAGCGCCCATCGTGCTGTCAGGGAACTCGCGATAGACGAATATCCTACCGTCACGCATAACCCCCGCCCACAAGGCAACCCAAGGTTTGCTACCGCCCGGATCGCAAATGAAGTAACGGGTGACGTCAATGGACGGGTCTTTGATGAACGGGATTTGTTCATGCTCAACCACGTTGGTTTCACGGTTAAATTTTGGAAAGCGGCCTTGGAACGACTTGGACGGGATTCCGTACAGGCGAGCAAGTTTTACTTCTTGAGGTTGTTTGGAATAAGTCCGTACCAATTCATGTCCGTCGATGAAGGGCGAGTCCTGTGTCCAAAAGTAATGTATCCTACAGTCAGGCCAATTCGCGGAGATTTGTTCGACGGGTAACTCCCTTTGCAGGAGTTCGCTATATCGAGTCCTCACCGTTTCCGCACCCTTTAACAAACTATTGATCAAAGGCGTCCAACCTTGAAGGGTCGTGAAGGTCAGGATCAAGCGTCCATGATAGTCAACCGTTCGGCCAAGCAAAGTGTTGAAGATACTCTCAGGAACCTCTTCGTCCATGTGGATGCAATGAGCGGACCATCCCTCGAAGATTTGCGGGTCTGCCATGTACTGACGATAATTGTTGAAGTATATGGTCGAACCCCGTTCTGCGTTTGGATCGGTAGGAGGCAAGATCGCTTTGGCCGCATTAAACCCGTTCTTCTGATTGTACTGCAAACTATGAGTCGAACTCTTCTTTTTCGTCCTCTTGTATCGAGCCGGAAGATTTTGCCATACGTAGCGTTGGGCATCACTTATCGATCTTTCCTCCGTGACGTGCATCGAACGGATCTCCGCTTCGGGAATGGATTGAGCAAGATGGACAAGCATACGGTTCGCAAAATAGGTTTTGCTGCTCCGGTTGCCGCCCATAATCACGTGGATCTTGTCCTTGTCGAACCGTTCCATCACGCGCCTCCAACCGGGCAAAGTCCATCCCCATTGGATCGGGTCTTCCTTCTCGGAAGTGGGTTGGTCCATGAGCAAGCGGGTAAGCGTTTGGGCGCGTTCGGGATCTTCTATGGTTAGCCGATCAATCTCTTCGGGACTCAACGCGCATACAAGCTCGCCCTTTTCGTACTTCAAGTCATCCGTCCAAGGGATGCCGAAGCGAGCGTCCACTTCGTCCGTGTAGGTTATCTTAGGCATCGAACCGTCTAAGCTTGTCTTGCGTCAGTGCATACCCTACCCCATGTCCCAAGTCGGTCTTGTTCTCCTCGCGAATAAGTTCCTCCTTGAATGCCCATCCTTTGAAATCGAGGGTCGATCCATCGACCACGCACAGGACGTAAACGTCCACGTCGGGATTGACCTTGAGCGTACTGAGCAATCGTGCGGTCTTGTGCCTGGACGCTTTGACGTCATAGCGTTTGCCGGATGCCATTACCCCATCCGCAGATCCGCTCCTTGGCGTAAGGCCCAAGTCGGGAAAGACGTTCATCTTCTTCGCAAATCCATACTCTGCCATCATGCCCATAACATCCGCTTCCGCTCCGTCCTGGTTGCCCATCTTCGCATCACGCACCCCGTTTCCACGGGCAATGAGACTACGCATTCGGCCAACCATCTGGCAGACTTGGACTTCGTCGGGTTGGAGGGTGATGATCATACGCCGCACATGCCGTCACAGTCCTGAAGGAACCCGAATTCCTTTTGCCCCTTTTCGGTATCCGTTCTCAAGTCAACCTCATCCAAGGGTTGATGACTGCGATGAAGGTAAAGCTTTTGCTTGGTATTATAAACTCCGTTGCGGATACGCTTGTCCAAGTCTACTGCCTTGGCAAATTCTTCAGGTTCTTCGTCTTTAAGCCTACGCCACTCTTTGTTCGAGTGGTATGGACAAAACCAACAAGCGGATCGTGGGGGCTTGGGGTATCCGTTGTCCTTCATCCACTTCAAACAATGATGACGGTGCATGTCCAACTCTATCAAAGGCCAACGGTGTTGAATCCAAGATTCGTTGGATTCCTTCATTCGTTGAATTTCGTCCTTTGAAATACCAATCCAAGTAGTCACGATTGGTTCTTTTGGTTTACGCCCTTTCCACCCGGCAACCTCCTTGGTCTTTCGATTGATCGGACGAACCTTAAAGTCAGACGTGCAAGTACGCATAAGCAGTCCAGTTTCAGTAAAGAACGGAGGATTGGAACAACGGTTGCCCTTGATTCCGTTCTCCACGTCTGCAAGTAATCCATTCTTCTCGCGAACCCTATACACCGGAAAGGGAAGTTGTTCCTCCAACCAGTCCAACCAAGTGTAAACGCTTTGGGGTTCAGCAGGATGAGTTGGTGAACCAACATCACTAAAGATCGCACAATCGGGCATAGGGGTAATCTCTCCCTTTGCTGCCATTAGTGCCATCGCGCTTGATTGTACTCCCGCCCCAAGTGATAAAATATGCTTCATTATGTAGCTTTATGTAGTCTTTAAATATAAAAAAAGGTCATTCCCTCGCTTGGATCTCCATTGCCACCACTATCCCTTCTTCGAGCGTTTGGACCGCGATTTCTTCCGGCCCGACTGTCCATCCCTCCGAATCCGTTCCAACGTCTCTTGGCTTAATTTCGAGCATGGTGGACCCAGCTTTTTCAAGTCGCACCGTGGTAGCTCGACAACTGAGACGGGTATCGCTCGCCCGTATTTTTTCCAAAAGGTCGGGTTGAATCCGGGTGGACATTTCACGAATCACGCTTTGCCCTTTCTTCCGTTATCTCGCGCCAAAGGTCGGAACATCTGCGCTTGAGTTGCAGGTTCTCCTCAACGAGTTCCTTGTTCTCCAATTTCAACTCGTCCCGTTCCTTGGTCAAACGCACGACCATTTGCGGCCAGGTGCTTATCTTCTTGGTCGGTTGGTAAACGTTCATTCGTCCTCCTCCTCGTCCTCGATCTCACTTGTGAATTCAATGACGTCCTCCTTGTAATACTCGTCCAAAGCTTCGGACAAACAACTCAATATGTCCTGCTGTTCCAAGTCGCTCTCCTCTTCCCACCTGTGAAAAAGAGCTTTCATTTCGTGAATGCATTGTCTGCTTGCTTGGCTCATGGGTTGTTCTTGAAATCAAACCTTCCGTAATTGGCAGGCATTATGCGTTGAACATTTGTGCGGATCGGCCTCTTCTCACCTGCTTCGTCCACCTCGAATCCGATGATTCGCGTGTTCGCCCAAAAGCGTTCCCACGCTTCGAGCGCTTCCGGCAAGGTGAGTTGCTTGTCACTCGTCCTCTTCCTCTTCTTCGGTTTCGTCATCCTTATCCCGTTCGGTACAGTACAAATAATGGTCTTTCATGTCCTCACGCGGTCCTTCTTCTCCGCAATGTCCGCAGATGGTTATTAGATCGTAACTCGCATATCCCATGAATTGTCCCATTTATTTACCCTTCTTTCTTTTCGCACCAGGCAAACTGGAACCTGCCACTTTCTTAACAGGTTTGACCGTTGAATAAATCGGGGTTTCCTTACCCTGTGGATTAACTTGATACCCGGTAAGGTAACGTTTTGGTTTTTTATCTTCTTTCATTTAATTGTTTCCATAAAGTTCTCCATGCAAGTTCTGCGCAGGACGGCACAACGCCATTTCCGAGGAGTCGGAGACGGTCCACTCGGTTGGTAATTGGGTCCACCCCACTTCGAGTCCCATCAATTGCTCCACCCAATTCGGATTGAGCTTCGGTGACCCGTGGTTCTTCCCACTCGTATTGCTCTTCTCCGGGGCGGGAGG